ATTAGTTAGTGAAAAGCCAATAACAAAATATAAAAAAGGAGTGCCTTATCGTGAGTGGATAAAAACAAGAAGTAGAAATGAGGCATTAGATTACAATGTATATGCACTTGCGGCAGTTAGGATACTTAATCCAAATTATGATGCAATTTTAAAAACTTTAACAAGAAAAAAGGAGACTAAAAAAATTAAAAAAACAAAAAGCAATTGGATAAATAGCTGGAAAGGATTTTAATGAAAAGAAAAAATGAAACAAAAGTTCAAATAAGACCTTTAGTAAAAATGTCAGTTGTTTTTGCTTTAGAAGAGATAAGAATAAAAAAAAGTGAAGAGCAAAACAAAAACATCTCTATTGGTAAAGTGTTGGAGGAGTTGTTATTAGAGAGTGAGACTTTTAAGAAGTTTTATAAAGTTTGATATAATTTGAAAAAAGGGATTGAAATGATATTCAATGCAATTATAGAAAAAGATGAGTTTGGATATTTTGCTTCTATTCCAGAGCTTGAAGGGTGTGTATCTCAAGGTGAAACATATGAAGAGGCTTTAAATAATATAAAAGAAGCTTTAGAGCTCTATTTAGAAAGTTTATCAGAAAAAGAAAAAAAAGAACTTTTAAAAAGAAAAATTATTTCAGTAACTCCATTAGAAGTAGAAGTTGTTTAATATGGGAGAAAAATTACCAAGACTTACATCAAAAGAAGCAGAGAAACTTTTATTAGATGCAGGTTTTGTAATAGATAGACAAAAAGGTAGTCATAGAATTTATGTTAAGAATTCTTGTAGAATGGTAATTCCTCATCATTCAGGAAAAATCCTTCATCCGAAAATAGTCAAAGAATTGTTTAAAATTTTAAAAGAATGTAATTAATTTTCCACTTTCCACTTTCCACTTTTAACTTTTAACTTTTAACTTTTAACTTTTAAAAAATTTGCCCCCTTTTTTTTTAAAAAAAAATTCTTTACAATTTAGCAAAAAAGGTTTAATGTGTCCTTTGCAAGAGAGATGCTTACAAAAATAGAAAACATACTTCTTGGAAAAAGTGATGTTGAGTTTATTGAGTATAACGGCGTAAAAGTAGGAAAAAGTGATATAGCTAAATTATTAGAAATTAGAGATAAATTAAGAAGAGAAATAGCAATAGAAGAGAAGTTATCTATTAGCGGTATTCAAAAGATTGTTACAAGGTTTTAGATGGGATTATTTGATTTTTTTAAAAAGAAAAAAGTAATTAAAAAAAGTTATTCAGGGGCAAAATTCTCAAATGCTCTATACTCTTGGGTAGTTTCTAATGTCTCTGCAGATAGAGAAATTCAAGGAAATGTTTTAATTTTAAGGGCAAGAAGTAGAGATTTAGCAAGGAATAATGATTATGTAAAAAAATTTTTAAGAATGCTTAAAACAAATATAGTTGGAAAAGGCATTAAGCTACAAAACAAAGCAAGACTTAAAAATGGGAATTTAGATAAAAGAGCAAATGATTTAATTGAAGATGCTTTTAAAAAATGGTCTAAAAAAGGCGTTTGTGATGTTACTGGTAAATACTCTTTTGTTGATATTCAAAAACTTGTAATATCACAAATGGCTTTAGATGGTGAGGTGTTTATAAGAATAGTAAAAGGTTATAAAAATAGATTTAATTTTGCACTTCAACTGATAGAAGCTGACCATTTAGATATAAATTTTAACGATTATTCAAGAAATATTGTAATGGGGATAGAGTTTGATAAATGGGGGAGACCTGTTGCTTATCATATGTATACAAGACATCCTGGAGATGCGCACTATTTTGCTGATATTCAAAGAGTTAGAATTCCAGCGGATGAGATAATTCATCTTTTTATTCCAAGTAGAATTTCACAAAATAGAGGTGTGCCTTGGCTACATACTGCAATAATTAGGCTTCAAATGCTTGGGGCTTATGAAGAAGCAGAACTTGTAGCAAGCAGACTTGCAGCAGCAAAAGGTGGATTTTACAAAAAACCACCAGAAGAGGAATTTACAGGTCCAACAAATGAAGAGGGTGATTTAATTCAAGAAATAGAACCCGGTATGTTTGAAGTGCTTCCAAGTGGATGGGATTTTGTGCCTTTTGATTTACAACATCCAAACTCAGCATTTGAAAAATTTGAAAAAGCTATTCTTAGAGGTATTGCAAGCGGGCTTGATGTGAGTTATAACTATTTAGCAAATGATTTAGAAAATGTTAATTATTCTTCAATAAGAGCTGGTGTATTAGATGAGAGAGAAGTATATAAAGATTTACAAAACTTTTTAATTGAGCACTTTTTAAATATTGTTTTTGAAAATTGGCTGGAAATGGCTCTTTTATCTAAAATAGTTCCATTAAATTTTAATGATTTTGAAAGATTAAATAATCCTACTTGGATTACAAGAGGTTGGGACTGGGTAGACCCGCTTAAAGATATGCAAGCAAATATTTTAGCAATAAAAGCTGGACTTAAAACTGCTTCACAAGTTGTAAGTGAAATGGGGTATGATTATGAAGAGATTTTACTTCAACTTAAAAGAGAAAAAGAGCTGCGTGAAAAATATGGAATTACTACAATAAGCGATGCTGAAATTCTTGAAGCATTATCAAAAATAAAGGATGAAAATGAAAATTAAAGATATTCAAAAAAGAACTTTTGAAGTAAAAAAGGTTAATGAGGATAGAACAATTGAACTCTCTTTTGCAAGTAGTGAGCCTTATGAGAGGTATTGGGGAGTTGAAATTTTAAGAATTGATGAAAAAGCTATTGATTTAAATAGGCTTAATAACTCTGCTCCACTTCTTTTTAATCACGACCCTGATGTAGTAATAGGGGTTGTTGAAAAAGCGTGGGTAGAAGATGGAAAGGCAAAAGCAAAAGTTAGATTTGGAAACTCTTCTAAAGCAAAGGAGGTTTGGGATGATGTAAAAGATGGAATTTTAAGAAATGTAAGTGTAGGTTATCAGATAAAAGAGATGCAGTTATTAGAAAGAGGTGAAGAGAGTGAGGTTTATGAAGTAACTAAATGGTTGCCTTTAGAAATTAGTATAGTTTCAATTCCAGCTGATAATACAGTTGGGGTTGGAAGAAATAAAACTTTTAAGGAGGAGAAATTGGAAAGAAAAGAAGTAAAAAGTGAAGTTAAAATTGATGTAAAAGAGGTTGAGAGAAAAGCAAGAGAAGCTGAAAGAAGTAGAGTTGCTGAAATTAGTGCAATAGGTGAGAAATTTAATAAAAAAGAGCTTGCAAAAAAAGCTATTGAAAGTGGGATGAGTGTAGATGAGTTTAGAGCTAAAATTTTAGATGAATTAAGAAGTGAGCCTGTAATTGATACAAAAAGTGCAACTCTTGGAATGAGTAGTAAAGAAGTTAAAGAGTATTCACTTTTAAGAGCTTTAAGAGCTTTAGCAAATCCTTTTGATAAAAGGGCTCAAGAAGCGGCAAAATATGAATTTGAAATATCAGCCGAAGCTCAAAGAAAATTCGGACTTGAAGCTAAAGGTATATTAGTGCCTTTTGATGTGTTAGCAAGGACTTTAACAGTTGCTGGAGATGGTAGCAATGTTGTAGCAGATAAATTACTTGCTGGGCAGTTTATCGAGCTTTTAAGAAATAAAAGTGCAATACTTCCACTTGCTACAAATCTAACTGGACTTAAAGGGAATATAGAAATTCCAAGACAAGTAAGCTCTGTTAGTGTATATGAAGTAGGAGAGACTGAAGCTATAACTGATAGTGATATTACATTAGGTCAAATTACAATGTCTCCAAAAAGACTTGGAGCAAGCACAAGTTATTCAAAACAACTACTTGCTCAATCAAGTATAGATGTTGAAAATCTAATTAAAAACGATATTTTAATGCAAATTGCTCTAAAACTTGATGCAATTGCAGTTAATAAAATCTTAAATGAAACAGGTGTAGGACTTGTAATTTGTAATCCTGATGATGATAATAAAGGCGCACCACCAAAATGGGAACATTTTGTAGCACTTGAAAGTGAGCTTGCAATTAATAATGCTGATATTGGAAAAATGCAATATATTATCAATGCAAAAACTCAAGGATATTGTAAAACTACTCCAAAAGTAGATAATTATCCTCAATTTATAATCGAACAAAATCAAATTAATGGTTACTCTTTTAGAGTTTCAAATCAAATCCCATCTAACTTGAAAAAAGGCGATAGTGACCCAATTTATAGTGCTATTATTTTTGGACACTTTACTGATTTAATGGTTGGATTTTGGGGTGGAATTGATATTATAGTTGATCCTTATAGCAAAAAAAGAGAAGGTGTAATTGAGATTACAGCAGACCAATTTTATGATATGGCTATTAGACATCCTGAAAGTTTTGCAGTTATTAAAGATGCAGAGGTTTAATATGAAATTTAAAGTTTTAAGAAATACAATCTATAAAGGTAGAGTTTTAAAAGAGGGAGAAGTTGTTGAGCTCCCTTTTAGTGATGTAAAACTTTTAATTACTCTTAAAAAGATTGAAGAGATTAAAAATGCAAAAAGAAATAAAAGAGCTAATTGAAACTCTTGGTGAAGAGATAATAGTTGATGATGTCTCTTTAAAAGCATTAGTTGAGTTTGGAAGTGATGAAAGAGGTTTTGACACAAAAGTTTTAACTTTTATCTCTTTTAAAGATGATTATAAAAAAATAACTTTTAGAGGTAAAGAGTTTTTTATAAATGATTTTTTTATTGATGAGTTTGGGGTTGTAAAGGTTGTATTAGGAGAAGAAGATGTATGAAAATAGTGAAGCTGATGTAATAGCTATTTTAAAAGAGATTATTAGCTCTTTTACAAAGAATTTTGAGATTTTAATTTATGAAAGAGAAAATATATCTGGTGCAGTTTATAAAGCCCTTTTTGCTATTAGAATGAAAAATAGCGATATAAATGAAAATTTAATAGCAAAAATTAAATATCTAAATGCAAGAGAAGGTAGGAATATTATTTTTGAAGGTAGTAAAGTTGATGTAAATGGTGATTTAGAAGTTAGTTTTTTGTTTGTTAGTGCTGAAATAGTATGTAAACTTTAAGGAGGGGATTATGAGAGTTTTAACAGATAGACAAGTCATATTAGCAAAATATGGTAGCACTCCAAGTAGTGATGATGTAATAACTGCGGCTGAATGGAGTAATTTGAATGTAAAAGTAAAAACTCAAGAGATTAAAGAACTTGGGCGTGGGCTTGGAAGCACAAAAACATTTCCTATTTCTGATTGGACTAATATTGAAGGAAGTATAACAGCACTTTTAAGAGGTGGACTTCCTCCAAAACTTGCAGAGCTTTATAAAATATGTGGTTTAAAAGAAGAGGATGAGACTGATGATGATGGAAATATAATTAAAGTTCATTTTTACCCTGAAGAGAGACCTGTTAGTAATGGATACTTAACTATTTATCAAGATGATTTAAAAAGAGATGTAACTGGTGCAGTTGGGAATTTAAAGATTAATTTCGAAATTGGAATGGTAGTAAAAGCTGAATTTGATATTCAAGGTTTTACTGATGCAAATCCAACAAGTGAAGATAATCCAAGTGTAGTGCTTGATGATAATGAGATTTTTGTAGTTGAGAGTATTAGTGCTATTACTATTGGTGGGAATAGTTTTGAAGTTAAAAGTGTTAATTTTGATATGGGAAATTCTATTCAAGAGATTTATGCAATTGGTGCAAAAGAGTATCAAATTACAGATTATAAACCAACTCTATCAATTACAGCTTATTCTGATAAAGAAAATCAAGGTTATTGGAGTGATTTGAAAAATGGGCAAGTTAGAGCAGTTAAAATTGAGCTAACTAACAATAAAGGAAATAAATTTACATTTATTGCTAATGCATGTAAATTGTCTGATGTTAGTGAGAGTGATAGTAGTGGAAATATTGAATTTAGTGCTACTTATGTGTGTGAAAAAGATAATAATGGTAAAAATTTCGAAATAATTTATGAATAGGAGAGAGTATGAAAATAGAAATTAAAGAACAAAACATAAAAGGGACATTAGAGATAAATGATAAAAAATATAACTATATTGCTTATCCATTAGGGCTTGAGCTTACTACAAAACTTTTAAAAGCTCAAAAATTAAATGACCAGCTTTTATTTTTAGAAGTAATTGGGGAATATTTTGATAAAAATATTGAGTTTGAAAAAAATTTTCTATCTAATCCAAAAGAGGATGTAAAACAACTTCTTGATAGAAGCGGAGAGTTAGCTAATTTTGTAACAAAAATATGGGATGAGCTGGGAAAGCAAAAAGAAGTGAAAGATTAATTGAATGGATTAGACAAATTGCAAAAGGAATTGATACTGATTTAATGACTTTCGAAGAAGTAAAAGCACTACTAAATAATAAACACTCAAAAATAGTAGTGCTTTTTTATCCTCTTGATATTAAACTTGCAAGTATTTTTAAGATTTTACCTAATGAATATTCTGCTTTTGGAATAGTTGGTAAAAAGTATGAAGCAATTAAGGATTATCTCTCTTGGAATGGGTTAAGTGTAGAAGAGTTTACGCCTTTGCTTGTAAGAATGGGAGAAGTATTTGCGAGTGAGATTAATCGAAATAAAACATAAGAATTATAAAAGCTATGATTAAAAAAAATTTTACAAGTTTTTTATGCTTTTTACACCACTCTACAAATGAAACAAAAAAATATGCAAACAAAAGGATATTTTCCATTTTTTGCCTTTTTTCTAATTATATCACATTCTCAATTCTCCATTCTCCATTCTCAATTCTCAATTAAAAATTTGCCCCCTTTTTTTTTCTTTTTTTATTGTTTAAACTTCTTGTATGGAAAAAAGACTTACATTTAAAATAGAAATAGATAGTGAGACTGGAAAAGTTGTTAAGTTAAGTAAGGAATTTGATAATTTAAACTCTTCTTTAAATAGAGTTAATAGTGATTTTGAAACTGCATATAAAAGAGTAGATAAATTTATTAAAAGAATTGCGGATATGTCTCATATAACTTTTTCATTTATTGCATTAGAAAAGACATTAAAAATTATTAATAATTTAATGATTGAGACTTCTGCAAAATTTGAAAGATTTTCTTTAGTTTTACAAACGCTTGAGGGTTCAAGTAAAAAAGCACAAAAAGATTTAGAATGGATTAAAAATTTTGCAAAAACAACACCTTATGAGATAGATAAAATTACTGAAGCGTTTGTAAAACTAAAAAGTTATGGATTTAATGCTACAAAAGAATTAAAAGTTTTAGGAGATACTGCAGCTGCACTTAATAAGCCGCTTGATATGGCGGTAGAAGCAATTGCAGATGCAGTTACAGGAGAATTTGAGAGACTTAAAGAGTTTGGAATAAAAGCATATCAACAAGGTGAAAAAGTAGCTTTTACTTGGGCTGATAGTAGTGGTAGAGCAAAATATATCATAATTGACAATAATAGAGAGATAATAGAAAATACACTTACTGCTATTTGGAACTCTAAATATGCTGGGGCTATGAATAAACTCTCTAAAAGTTGGGATGGAATTATTTCTAATATGAAAGACACTTGGACTAATTTTAAAGCAGAAACTTCTACATTAGCATTTAAAGAAGCAAAAAAAGATTTATTAGTTTTACAAAAAGTGTGGAATAATGTATTAGATGATATGAAATCTCCTATGGCTGATTTTGAAGCAAGTGTTGTTAAAGGATTTAAGAAAATTGTTTTAGCTATTGCAATTGTAGATGATGGAATTAGTGATTTAATTGGGCTTATTACTCATTTTTCAAAAGGGCTTTTATATACCTTTGATGAATTTGTTTATTCAATTCCAGCTAAAATTGAAAAATTAATAAATAATATTATTGATGTAATAAATTCTGCCCCTGATTTTATAAAAAAAGCTTTTGGTGGAGATTTGAAGCATTTAACTTATTTTTCTGATATGACTAACACTTATGAAAAAGCCGCACAAAATGAATTTAAAAAAGCTTGGGATTATTTAGGAAGAATTATAAAAGGTGAGATTGGGGATACTTATAAATATTGGAAAAATAAATTTGATGAAGCTGAAAAAGAGATAGAAAAAAAATCAAAAAATATTACAAAAAAACATAAAGAGATAGGAATTGTAGGTAAATTTAATAGAGATATGTTAAAAAGTGAAAATAATGAGTTTGATAAACAGAATAATTATTTAGATTATGCTGAAAAAAAATTAAAAAATAAAGTATTGTTTTATAAAATTGCAAATGAACAATTAAGAAAACAACAAAAACTCTTACAACAAATCCAAGACCTTTACAATAAAAATGTTTTAACCCCAAAAGAGCAAATTAACGCTTGGTTTGATGAGTATAAAAAGAAAATCAATGAAACTATTACAGATGAAACTCAAAAAGAAAAAGCATTAAACCTTTTAAAACAAGTTTATAATGTTAAGTTATACAATCTTAAAAAAGAACAACTACAAAAACTTAAAGATTTATATGATAAATACATAAAAGAAAATTATCAAGATACTTTAAATATTATTAATGCTATACAAGACGCTTTAAATAATGATATTTTTAATTTCTTAACAGGTAAATTTAAAAATCTTGGGGATTTTGTAAAACATTTATTCGATGATGTAGGTAAAGCTATATCTCAAAGTCTTGCTAAAAATATGGCTAATTCAATTACTAATACTTTAACTAATCAACTAAAAACTTTATTATTGCCTAATCAGCAAGATTTTATTAAAAATATGAAATTAAATCCTAAAACAGGTAATTATGAGGGTTATATTAACGGACAAAAAGTAGTAGTTGATAAAATGGAAAAGTTATTCAAGGCAAATTACCACAATCAAATTCAACATATGTAACTACTGCTAATAATGTTTTATATGGTATTGGTGTAGGTTATGTAGGGG